GGTGGAACACGAGTAAACGCAGAGGCTTACTTTGTTGGCACAGAGTCACAGTTAGGCTTTGGCGAAGGCACTGCCACAGTTGCGGCATATAATGATCTAAAAACACGAATCAATGTTGTCGTTACTACTGCAAATGAGCAAACGGATATTGGCGCCCTGATAGACGAAATTACGGGTGTTATTACTGCGGGTGATCTGACTGGTTTGTCGGCACCTGTTGCTATTGATCTAAATGGTTATCTCAGTGGTGTTCTCGGCGAAAGAACGATAATTCAAACCAACAAGTCTACGATTGAAGATGACACGATTGAGTATGTGGACGATAACTGGGCAATCAAGAACACCAACATCAAGTCATATGATGCTGGTAAGTGTTCACGAGATGTCGGAATCATTCTAGATGCAGTCCGTCGTGACTTTATAACAGGATCAGATTATTGGACGATTACCGCAGGTAATTCATATCTTCGTGCGAATACAGCATACTTAAAATCCGAACAGAACTTTGCTACAATTGAAGCAGTAAAGTTTGCAAGAGACACTGTTAAGGCACTACAGAATGGAATTCCAGCAACCGATGTTTTCAGTACAGTTCAGCAGACCACACTTGATACTTTATTTCAGCGTGTTATTGATGTTATTGACGGCACAGTTACCACTCCGATTACCGCGATCACATATCCAACAGCAGGCGATTATGCATCGGTGGCAGGTAGAGCCACACAATCAACGGATATTATAACAGCAAGAACTACTCTTGTCAACAACTTAACATCATTTGTTTCAACTACTTATCCTACATTTACATACGATCAGGCGGCATGTGAGGCAGACACTGGCTTTATCATTGACGGCTTGGCAGCAGACTTACTGTACGGTGGTAATACGGCAACAAGACAGGCAGCATTTGCTTATTATGTCGGTGCTGTATCTCAGTTAGGTGCTGGCGAAGAAAAAGTAACGATTGCGGCATACAACAATTTGGCTACAGACATCAAAGCCCTCGTTGGTGTCACCGAAGATGCTCGGATAGATGAACTCATAGCAATTATCACTACGGTGATTGATGAGGGTGACACGTCCAGTCTGCTTCTGAATGAGGTAGAAATATCAACAACCGGGTTGACAACTACCGAATATGATGTTATACTAAGTGAAACGCCTGATATACAAACCGCTACACTTGCATATGTTGATGAGACGTTTACTCCTGAACTACCTGATTACGATCAAGCCAAGTGCTATCGTGATGTAGGTCTTATTCTAGACGCAGTAAAAAGAGACTTGATTACAGGCTCTGATTATAATACAATTACTGCGGGCTTCTCATATCTACGTGCTAATGCATCTTATGTCCAATCGGATCAGTTAGAGAAAACACTCCAAGGTATTAATTATGCCCGAGATGAAGTCAAGAAACTAGTTGGTGCGTCCGATGCAAGTATTGATATATTGTTTGCACGAATCACCGATGTTCTCAATGGCATTATTACAACTTACACAATACCTACATATCCTTCACCCGGAGGTACTCACCAGGGTACGGCGAGCGGTGATAGACCCCAAGCAGTAACAAATATTCAAACGGGACGTGCTTCAACTATCACCGCATTAATAAATTATATTAACACAGAGTATCCTAGTCTAGAATATAACGACGACAAGTGCGCACGAGATACAGGCTACATCATTGATGCTTTATGCCATGATGTTCTATATGGTGGTAATAGCGCAACAAGACAGAACGCCGCATCGTATTATGTAGGCACAGTATCTCAGTTAGGCGCTACTGAATCAACCGCTACTTCAGCGGCATATGAGCAACTGAAGGTTCTTCTTGCAAGCAACACCGCTGGTTTAGATACGACTATTATTACTGAAATTCAAGCGTTGTTAGACATCATCATTGGTGTGATTGATGCTGGCAATCTTGAAAATCTGCCCGCCGAGCAAGAGATTGTGACCGCAGGGTTGACAACTACTGATTTTGATGCTATAACAGCCGCAACATTACAGATTCAAGATGACACTATTTTGTTTATCAATGATCTGTATTTTAATCCTGCATACGATCAAGCAAAGTGTGCGAGAGATATTGGTCTAATTGTTGACGCACTATCACTGTTTATTCTCACACGAAGTACAGCACCGGATCGTTTTGTTGCGTTGTCATATAGAAGGCCAAGCGCACAAGAAGTATACGGTAAGCAAAGAGCCGCAACACTAGCGGCAATCAACTATGCCGAAGATCTATTACAGACTGCACTGACCAATGGCGGTGGTCTTCCGCTCAAGACAGTTGCTCCTTTTGAAAGAATTCGTGAAGGAATCAATGCAGGACCTTACACTTCTGGTGTAGATCGTGCTTGGGTTAATCCAAACACCTCATTGTACAACGGTACTGAGGGTGGTGTAGACAACACAGGTTCTACACTAAACACCATGGCAGCACAGAACACTTTAAACGCTTTTAATTCATTTTATGCACAACAAGTCTCTTTCTATGTTACGAATACATTAGGTGTTACTTCGTTTGACACCACTATATGTGAAGAAGATTTAATCATTCTTTTACAGGCTTTAGCATATGATGTGGACACAGGAACAAACTGGTGTGTTCGTCAATTTGCCGAGAGTTATTTTACAGGTGTGGTCAATGCTTTAGGCAACGATAGTGCCGAAGTAGAAGCAACCATTGCCGCATATGAATATCTGAAAACTTATCTTGCAACTCAACTGCCGGCTGATGCTACTTCATTCTTTGGTGGACTAGATCAAGGCACAGATCAAACAGCATCTATTCTTGCGTATATTAACGCAGAGATTGATATTGTTATCAACGCAATCAAAGACAATGGTGTTCAGAACTTGCCATCGTTAATCCTGCCTTCAACAGTAGGCGAATCCGCCGTTGATGTGGCTGGGTTTAATGCAGTTCAAACAGCAAAGACACAAACACAAAATGCTGTTATTGATTTTGTGAATGACTCTAATCCAGTGGATGCGTTTGACGATGAGAAATGTGCGAGAGATACACTTCTCATTATTGATGCGATTTGTCTTGACATTCAGAATCAAACCAATTATAATAGTATTACTGCTGGCTTAGCCTATCAAAGAGGCAATGCAAATAAAGTTCAGAGTGATCAGTTAAGATACACCGTTCTCGCAATCAACTATCTCCGTGATCTTATCAATGGTACACCCGGTATTGACTCAACGACAAAGACTTATGTAACGGCTAGAGTTAAAGAAATTACCGAACTTCTTGAACAAAGCACAGAGTTTGATAAAGAAGATGGTGATCCAATATCATATAACACGACCAATGTTCCTCTTGATCAAGTCAATGCTGCCAATGCGCTTCGTGCCAACAGGCGTCAACTTCAGAAGCAAATCACCACTTGGATCCAAGTCAACTACGACACCTTTGAATATGATCCCGATGCGTGTGAACGTGATATTGGTTATATTGTTGATGGTCTGGTTCATGATGTTCTTTATGGTGGGCAGTATGCCGCTGAAACAATCGCCAGATCTTACTGGGTTGAAACAGATCTGAATATAGAAAACAATCCTAACCAAAGCGAGAATCTGGACGGTGTTGCTGACACATATAAGAATCAATTAGGTCAGAACGAAGTAGTAACCACTGCCGCGGCATATGAGCAACTAAAGGCATTCATCAATCAAATCGTAACGACGACTAGCGAACAGACCGTTACTAGCAATCTGATGGACATCATTATTGCTTCTATTACAGCGAGTGATAACACTGCGATTCCATCAACGCCCATCACATTCGTTAATGACTCAGCCTTGATTCAGGTCGTGAGGTCAATCTACAAAGAGCAAACTGTTCTTTATGCGAATCAGATATTCCCCGCATACACATACGACCAGAGCAAGTGCCGACGTGATGTTGGATTTATCCTAGACGCACTGACTTATGATATTAAGTATGGTGGTAATAGCGCAACGTCTATTGCGATGAGGTCTTACTTCTCTATATTCAACAATGGATATGGAGATTTGTTAGGTCAGAATGAATTCACAATGACCATCAAAGCGTATAGACATCTCAAGAGAGTTATTCTAAAGAATTACTTTGAGTCTCTGGACACAGGCATTGAAACCACAAAGAACAATCTGCTTGATATTATTCTCAAAGCAATCATTCAAACAAATCAAGGTACGTTTACACTAGGCAATTTCTTTGGTGCTGACAGATCTCTTGAATTGTATCAGTACAACTATCCTACAGGATTAGCAGTTGGATATGATTCACAAACATTCCCAGATCTGATTGCCTTAGGTTATAAAGTTGTATTTAATGAATTGTATCTAGCCCACCAAGCATTCAACGTTGGTGCGAGTGAAAGACTTACGATTGTCCGAGCGACAAATGCTGTCGCAAATAACCAAGGCACAGACACGACGATCTTCTTGAAGTCGGGTGACTATGTTATTAATAATCCGATCAAACTACCACCTAAGACTGCGATTATTGGTGATGCGCTCAGAACAACAACCATTCGTCCTAAGAACGTTGATAGTGATATCTTCTGGGCAGACAATGGTGTATACATCAAAGAAATTACATTCCGAGATCATCAAGACGGCGCGGCTGTTCTTGCATATGATCCTCGTGTTGATTCACCTGGAGCAGGACCGTTTATTACACAGTCGCCTTATGTACAGAACTGTACGTCTTTGACATCATCTGGTATTGGATTACGAATTGATGGAAGCAAAGTGTCTGGTCTCCGAAGTATGGTACTAGACGCATTTACACAGTTCAACGCTGGTGGTACAGGTGTGTATCTCCTGAACCGTGGATACTCACAGTTAGTATCATTGTTTACAGTATCAACAACCACCTCAGTTTTGGCTGAGACTGGCGGTCAATGCTCACTCACAAACTCAAACTCATCGTTCGGTGAACGTGGTCTTGTTGCTACAGGTGGATCACCATCACTGTACAACGGTGATCTCCATGCCAACTATATTCAGAACGACGATTTTATCCGAGTCAATACTGTTATCACACAAGACTCAGCAGACTACACTTTGAATATAGGCGATTATAAGAAGCCTAATTACAATGATGCCATCAAGTTTGATTCAGATGACTTCTACTATACAGTTGTCGATGTATCAGATGAGATTACTCAGGACTGGGGAACGACTGGTAACACCACAGAATCAACCACACTGAAGCAAACCAACACAGTTAATCTTACCAAATATGGTTCAAGTGTGCACATGAGTTCAAACGATCTCTATGCCGCAGTTGGTCAAAATGCAACGTTGCCGGGTGAACTTGCGGCTGTTGAGATTCTCAAGTCAGACATTGTAGGTGGCGTTCCACAGTGGGACTTTGTACAAACAATTAATCCTGCGGTTGCATTTGGCACAAACACCACATCTGACATTGACTTTGGATATGAGACACGCTTGAACGAAGACGGATCATATCTGGCAGTCAGTTCGCCTAGCCAGCAAAATGTAGACGGAAGTGGTGGTGCACAAAACAACGGTGCAATCTACACGTTTAGAAGAAGTGGTGAATCTTGGACACAAGATGCTATTATTAATCTTGCAGAGGTTGCAGACCGATCACGATTCTTTGGTAGATCGTTTGATATGTCCGAGAATGGATTATATCTTGCCGCTTCTACTGTCAACGATGAGTCTCCTGCAAGTGCGGGTGCTGTATACATCTTCCAAAGAACTGCGCCTGCTTCATCAACTTGGTCACAAACTCAACGTCTTACGATACCTGACGGTACTGGGGCTTCCTCGGGCGAGCCCGAAGTCACAATAAACAACGACGGTACTGATCTTCTCATTACATGGAAAGGTGTAACGAATAAGATCTATTACTATCAAAAGAACATTGACAACATATTCATTTTGGCACAAGTAATCGTACCACGATCAAACATTTCATCTACCGGTAGAGATTCAAAGATTAGACTTGGAAAGAATACCACGCACTTTGTTCTGGGTGATAAGAATTCGCCTCGTGGTTACTTCACCAACATTCAAACTGATAGTGATTTTGGTGCTCAATTACAATACGCAAGAAAGCAAAAGTTAGATCAAGCAACATTATCAGGCACTTTGTTATCTACGACTGACGTTGATCGTTGGATAAATTTCACGACAGATTTTCCAACAAACACAGTAATTACAATTGAAAATGCTGGTGCAAACGACGGTGACTATACAATCACTGACAGAACATCTAACACTTTGACAGTCACACCTGCATTCACACCGGGTGGTAACTTCACGAACGTCCAGGTGTATATACAGAACGCGGGTGTCAGTGAGTTCTTCTTGTTTGATGAAGGTCAGTGGGTAACAGAAGATATCATTGAAGCACCTTACGATGCTGTCAAAGATTTTGGATATGGATATGATGTTGATATCAACACACGAGGTGATCTTGTTGCTGTTGGTAACAATCCAAATGCCAACACGATCAAGAACGAAGTCTCAGTTATTGAACGTGCGCGAAGTGACTGGAGAAGAATTGCTAGACTAGAACCACAAACACCCGCAAATCCGGCGTCAATAGGTAACGATGAGTTTGGTGGATCAGGTCACTCAGTCACAGTTGGAGGCACAGGTGATTATATCCTTGTGGGTGCACAAGACAGACGTTCAGATCAAGGCGATGCAAACACACAATTTGGTGCACTTTTTGAATACTGGTCTATTCTAGATGAAACAGGATCATATGAGATAGAACTTGCGCCTGCATTGAACAGAAATTTGAGCGCACTTCAAAATGTAAGTTTCCATCAGAGATCATTGATTACTGCTTCTGGTCACACGTTTGAGTATGTGGGATCAGGTACGAACATGTTCACTGCTATTCCACAGAATGGTGGTGTACCTAAGAAAGAAAATGAGATACAGTTTGACTCGGTAAATGCTGCCACACCAAACTTTGGTCTGGTATATTTTACTGCGACAGACGAACGTGGCGACTTTAGAATTGGTGAAGACTTAACAATTAACAGAGAACAGGGTAACATTACTGGTGTAACATTTGACAGATCATTGTTTGCAGTATTGACCCCATTCATATTAGCACTAGAGGGATAACATGGCAACTCCATTAAATGCGTTTAAAACTAAAGTCTGGACGTTGAGAGACTCAGCGGCAAGCCAGGGTAAGTTAATATATAACACACCTCCCGGTGTTACTGCGATTGTTCTTATGGCTCAAATCGCGAACGTTGACTCCGATGGTGGTGGTACGAGTAGGTTTTCTTTTATTCATAAAGATGTTGGAACAGGTCAAGAAACTCCTCTTGTAAAAGCATTTCCAGTAAGACAGAATGATGCGGCGACACCTCTGACGGGTAAATTAATTATTCAAGAGGGCAACCAAATATACGGATACTGTCATAAAAGAGTTACTAGATCAGATGCGGGTGGTTCAGGAACAAATGACGCAGATGATACATTGAATCTGACACTCTCATTGTTAGAATCTTTGAACGCATAATACGGAAAATACGATGTCTCAACTCACTACAATATCAGGTTACGTTCCACTCAGAGATAAATCCGAGTTAGATTCTGATCGTTATGAATTCATAACATTAGATCAGACAGAACCAAACGCGGGTTTACCTGATTCGGAAGGTGCACTCTTTATATCGGGTGTTGATGGGACTCGGAGTTTTACTACAGAGCCACGTCTTACTCAGTTATCCTTTAAAGCAAACAGTCTAGAGCAAATTAATCCTGCTACAAGTCCGACATACTTCCTTGTCTTTAAGAATCTTCCTGGTTCACAAGCAGGCATTGGACTAGACGATAGTGTTGCGTGGTCTATTGGTGAATTTGAAGAAGTTGATACTCTACAGACTGTCACAGATCGTGGTAATGTAACTACACAATCCATAACAATTGCCAACTTAGATGCTGACTCTGCGGTCTTTTCGGGCGGTGTAAGAATTGATGGTAACTTGTGGGTCAATGGTACTGAGACAATTATCAATTCAAGCACTCTTACGGTTGATGATAAGAATATTGTAATCGCTGAAGGTGCACCAGACGCCGCGACTGCGGATGGTGGTGGTATCACTCTAGACGGTGCAAATGCCACAATAACATATCAAGCATCAAGTGATCGCTGGAGACTCAACAAAGACCTTGAGATAGAAGGCACTGATAAGAAAATATATTTCGGCAACAACAATTTTACCTTTGTGGGCGAAAATGGCACAAGTGATAAATTAAGTCTCAGTGGTGGCGGCACAGGCAATCCCAACGATACAGTCACGATTGATGCGGCAGGTCAGATTGGTATTGGAACAGACAATCCCGCGTCGGCACTTGACGTTCAAGGTAGTGCGGATATATCTGCCAATCTAACAGTTCAAGGTCTTACTGCCTTAGACTCTACCACCATTGACGGTACTCTAGAGTTAAAAAAAGTTGGTGTTCAAGATCCTACAGCAAAGATATTGTTCCGAAGACAATCAGACGGTCTCATTCTTGAAGGTGAAACTACAGTTGCCAACGTAGATCAGATTTCTACGAGAGATACCGATTCTGAAGCCGTGCATTATGTTATGTTTACATATGCAAACAATGGCGTAGGTGGATTTGACAGTGCACTGATAGACACGACAACACTTACCTATAATCCTAGTTCTAACATTTTTACAACCGAAAACATCGTTGCCAGCGGCAATGCCACAGTTGACGGTCTTACGAATTTAGACTCAACCAATGTTGCGGGTGACATTCAGATTCAAACTACAGGCGGTAGATTGCTTGATAGTGAAGGTAGATCGTTTGTTATCTACGATTCAGCGGGTGCTTTGCTGTGGGGTAATAACGGGACTAGTGCAGGCAATCTAGGTGGACCTAGTGCGGTTGCAAGACTCCTTGATCTAACGGATGTTGATATATCAGAGCCTATCACAAGCGGATATGTTGTCAAGTGGGACGAGTTTGCAGGAAGTGGTGGTGCTTGGGTTGCGGGACCAGATAATACAGGAGTGGGCGGTTCAGGTATTGCACTCACTGATTTAAATGCGGTGACAGAAGCCGCTAGTGGTGATGGTAATTTATCTTATAGTAACGTCACGGGTGTATTTACATACACACCACCTGAGTTATCACTGCTAAATCTGACCGATGTTGCTGGTGATGGCACGAATGGACAAGTTCTCCAGACAGATGGCGCAGGCAATTTCTCATTTGTAAATCAGACTGGTGGTGGCGGTGGTTCTGACATCACAACTTCAGATGAAGGATCAAGCCTCTCAACTGCTACGACATCGTTCAACTTTGTTGGTGCTGGTGTCACTGCAACGAACAGCGGCGATGATATCACAGTAACTATTCCTGGATCAGGCGGTGCACTCAGTACACGATCTACTATTATTGGCACAACAGGTACGATATCAAATAACAACTCAGCCGACTTAGATATTACTGGTGGTGCACCTACCTATGCGCTTCTCAAGATTCAATCAAATGATGCATCATGGGTGCGATTGTATACAGACACCGCTTCAAGAACAGCAGATGCTTCACGAGTAATCACAGACGATCCTGCACCCGATGCTGGTGTTGTAGCAGAGATTATTACCACAGGCAACCAGGTGATTAAGATGTCACCCGGTGTCATAGGTTGGCTTGACACAGGAACAACTGTTCATGCAAGAGTCACCAATCTCAGTGGCGGTGCTAGAGCAATCACAGTAACGCTCACCTTGCTTGCACTGGAAGCATAATGGAAGAATATATCGTCACACTATGGCGACATGAAGATCTCGCTGATTTTTATGACGATATGGAAACTCCGGGTGGTAGTCTTTACATTCCTGATCGTGAGGTTGAATGTCCTCACCGAAGGACTATCTCACGTAACACTCATTACATGCTCACCGAAGAAGAAGCCGCGACTGTTTTATCTGACAGCCGAGTACGAAATCTAGGCAAAGTATCTGATAAACCCGAACGTATGCCTTTAGCGTTTACAAAGAGTGGCGATTGGGACAAAGGTTGGGTAGAAAAAGGTACGACCGATCTTGCAGATGCCAAGAACTGGGCAATCTATCGGTCAAGAAAAGCCTACAACGATAATACGAGCGCAATTGATAACTGGTATCCTGGTGGTCCTATGGGCGAATCGCCTACGAGTGAAGTGATCACGGATTCTTTTACGTACACCGAGACAGGCAAACACGTAGATGTGATCATTGTTGATGGCGCATTAGATCCTAATCATCCTGAGGTTGCAGTCAACGAAGACGGAACAGGTGGGCCAAGTGGTAGAGTCAAAGAAATAGATTGGAACGACTACACAGCAGAAGTAGGTGGTTCTCTCACAGGACCATATCCTTATGTGTATACAAGTGGAAACAGTTCTATTAACAGACAGATTCAACACGGCGCGGCTTGTGCTACAATTATAGGTGGTAATAGACAAGGTCATGCGCCCGAAGTAAATCTGTACAATATATGGCCATATAGTCCAGGAAGTATTGGATTACCCGCTAACTTTGCAAATGAATTATACGATTACATTCGTGCATTTCATAATAACAAGCCAATCAATCCTGCAACAGGCTGTAAGAATCCTACGATTGTGAATGCAAGTATAGGATTTACTTACACCTTGTCCGAGGGTGGCTCTAGATGGCCGACACGAATAGAACACAATGGCGTTACTTACACTCCACCTTTTACGGATCAAGATTTTGAAGACGCCGAACTGACTTATAATAGCGAGATCACAGGCACTTCACCTAACAGAACAATATCTCTCAGCGGTGGTAAAGGTGTCAGTTTTATTGATGACGATATTTCAGACGTTGAAGATTTGATTGAAGCCGGTGTGCATTTCTGTGCGGCTTCCGGCAACTCAAATCAACTATGTGAGTATCCAGGATCAACAAAATACAATACCACTTATCTTGACAACACTGTTAGTTATAGCACATTAGATCCTAATAATGCAAGTAACTCTGTTTACTTTTATCAGAATCGTGGCTTTACACCTGACACGGGCATTCTTGTTGGTGCGATTAGTGGCACACCACAAAGTATACTTCAAAGCAGTGGCAAAGGCGAAATGCCTATCTACTACTCAAACAGAGGCGATGGCGTAGACATCTATGGCTTTGCAGACTTTACTGCCTCAGGTTGTAACACCAACACCGGTATTTCGTATGTCACTCCTGATAATAGAAACTCATCTTATTATGTAAGACGATTCAATGGCACGTCTTCAGCATGTCCTAATGTGGTAGGTATTCTTTGTGGTATCCTTGAAAGATATCCTGACTTATCACCCGCAGATCTCAAGACGTTTATGATGACAAGGGCAAGAGATCGTGATAATGACAACGAAATAGGAGATGATGGTCGTGGTTGGCCTGGTGAACAGCCGGGTAGTTGGTCATATGGCTCAGAAACATGGAACTATTCGTTTCCTACAGATGAAACAAATCCAAAGGTGATGATGAACGTCACTGATATCAGACCACAATCGGGTAGAATAGAAACAAAGATCAATCACAATGCGAGACCTACCTCAGGCGCGACATATCCAAGACAAAGAACCGCGAGAACGTGGCGCCGAGTCGTATAAATAAACATAAACCGGAGACATTTACATGGCATCGCCCACAACAAGACAAGAACTAGTTGATTTCTGCTTGCGGAGATTAGGTTCGCCTGTTCTTGAAATTAATGTAGACGATGATCAACTTGAAGATAAAGTTGATGATGCGCTTCAGATGTTCCAAGAATATCATGCGGATGCTACTTTTACTACCTATCTGAAGCATCAGATTACACAGACAGACGTAGACAACGAGTACATTGATATCCCTACCAACATTTTGTATCTTACGAAGGTATATCCTTTTAGTAAAACGTTTGGTAGCACCAACATGTTTGACATCAAGTATCAAATGATGTTGAACAGCATGGGCGACTTCATGAACTTTGCGGGTGGTTTATCGTATTACTATCAGATGGAACAGTATCTTGAGTTTATTGCTGAAATATTAGACGGTGAACCACGTGTTAATTTCTCACGACATCAAAACAGACTGTACATTTTTGGTGAATGGGCTCCTAACCAGTACAACAATCTAGCAGTTGGAGATTATATCATTGCCGAGTGTCTTACGTTGGTAGATCCAAATTCGTTTGCCGATGTATGGAATGACAAGTTTATGAAAGACTATACCACACAGTTGATTAAACAACAATGGGGTGGTAACATGATGAAATTTGAAGGCATGACTTTACCCGGTGGCGTGCAATTAAACGGTCGTCAATACTACGACGATGCTACAGCAGAACTAGAAAAACTGGAAGAAAAATTACGTAATGAAAACGAATTTCCACCAGATTTTTTCATGGGTTAATGCATGGCTACTAATCTCTACTTTACTCAAGGCAGATACTCAGAGAAAGAACTCTATGAAGATCTGATTATTGAATCTCTTAAAATATATGGACAAGATGTCTACTATATGCCAAGAGAGTTGGTCAATAAAGATTCTATATTCCAGGATGATAATGTATCACGATTTGATGATGCATATAAACTGGAAATGTATATTGAGAATACCGAAGGCTTTGACGGAGAAGGCGATTTGTTCACCAAGTTTGGTGTAGAGATTCGTGATGCCGCTACCTTTATTGTATCACGTAGGAGATTTTTGTCAACCGTTTCTAAGTATGAACAGACATTAGAAGCGGGTGGTCAGTTTTATAGACCTCGCGAAGGAGATTTGATTTCTCTTCCACTTTCTAACTCTATATTTGAGATCACGAAGGTAGAAGACGAATCACCTTTCTATCAGTTAAAAGATCTGCCAGTATTTAAGATTCGTGCAGAATTGTTTGAGTACAACGACGAAGACTTTGATACAGGTGTACAAGCAATTGATAATGTTGAAGGAGATCATGCGTATCAGACCGTGTTTACCTTCCCATCAGTCACGGGTGCGTTTGCATTTAATGAGACTGTGACTCAAACAAATGATTCGTTTACTCTCTCGGGTGAGATTGTCAGAATAGACAATTCAAATCCATCGGCTAAGAAAATATATGTTGCTCACACTGGAGGCGCTTCGGACGGTGAGTATCATGATTGGACCACTACCGCTCCTATGGTTGGTTCAACGTCAGGTGCTACTGGTACGCCTAATGCTATAGGAGAAGATCTACAAGACAGTGCTATGAATACTGCTTTTGATACAACACTAGAAGGTGGAGAGATCAATTTTATTGATTTTTCAGAATCTAATCCGTTCGGAGATCCATAATGTTTGGTACTCATTTTTATCATCAACGAATTAGAAAAGCCGTTGCTGTTTTTGGATCATTGTTCAATGACATATACGTGGTAAGGAAAGACGCCTCAGGTAACTCATTATCCCAAGTCAAAGTACCTTTGTCGTATGCACCCAAGCGAGATTTTGTAGCACGTATTGATGCAATGAACGATGGCGAAAACGCTGAGAGACAGATTGCTTTAAAATTACCAAGGCTTTCTTTTGAGATATTAGCCATGCAGTATGATGCCGCGCGGCAAATGCCTCGGACAAATTCATGCGTTGTGTATCCTGATGGTTACGATGCGGGTGCGAGTAAGTTATACACTCCTGTTCCTTATATTATATCGTTTCAGTTGAATGCTTATGCCAAGACACAAGATGATGCCTTGCAGATTGTTGAACAAATTCTTCCCTACTTCACACCGAATTACACAGTGACAATCAAGCCACTCAACGACTTTGATGTTGTAGAAGATTCACCTATCACACTGTCGGGTATTACGTTCTCGGATGATTATGAAGCACCTCTAGAGAATAGACGGTCTATCATATACACGATGGACTTTGACATGAAACTATACTTGTACAAGTCAATTGCTGATGGTGCTAATATTATTGAAGAGGCGTGTGTGAACTTCTTGAATCTAGAAGGCGGCACAGACGAAGAGTTATTTGTCAAGACTTGCACAGACAGTGCATGGATAGCCAGCCCATTGAGTAGAAATATCAGTGAAGATAACTCAGAAGTTACGACAGCATTTAGTGTTAAAAATATTCCAGGAACACCTACGTCATTTACAGCAAGTGATCCTCAAAATGGAACTGCCGCGGCACAATATCAAACACTAACTACAAATAGCGAAGGTGTTGTTACTGCGACAGGCACTTGGTCTTATCAGCCTAATCCTGATTGGAATGGAGTAGACTCATTTAATGTGAGTGTTCTAGGCGATTGGGGTGCGAAGTATTTCCCTATATCTATCACAGTTGATGCAGTCCAAGATGCATATGCAGTGAGTGCCGCCACCACCGTTGATACACCAGTTGACATCACAGTGAGTGGCAATGATACTTGGCAAGCAGGCAATACAGTATTCTCTGTTGCCGTAGGTGGACAACCATCTAACGGATCTGTGGTCGTACTAGATGCTGCCGCAGGCACATACACATATACACCTAACCCAGGATACACTGGGCAAGACACCTTTATCTATCGTGCAACACCAGAACAAGGTATTTCAGAAACAGCAATCGTTACTGTTACCATAACGTAACAGATATAAATAAACCAAAGAAACGAGATCAGGTACAATGGCAGACATAAAAATTTCAGGTTTAAATTTAATAGACGGGACAACAGTACCTGCTCTAGGATTGGAAGATGAAATCATCGTCAATGACGTTGATGTCGGACCACCTATTACTGCTATCACGAAGAGAACAACGCTTCAAGCAATCCGAGATCTTGCAAACCAAAACATTGATGACGATCCAGCCGGATCAACAGTCACGGGTAATCTTACGGTTACAGGAACGATTAACGGCATTGATCTCAGTGAGTTAGAAGCAAGCACTATTAACTGTGCCCGTGATTCAGTAGATCTTGACGGAATCTGTGGTATCAGAATTCTGGGTGATACTGTTATTGACAGTGATCTTACTGTTAAAGGTGATGTTGACATCGTTGGCGATGTTACTTGGAACGGCGAAGCATCCGGAGATGGTTTTGGTATCACTAATATTCAGTTTGCGGTACGTTCTGATTCTGCCGATCATGCACGAGTCAGTAAGTTTCAAGAAGTAGCGCCTTTACAAGACGTACAAAACTACTTTATAACCATGTCACCTGTTGAGACTGGCGAAGATAGTGTTAACACAGACACTGGTCTTTATTTTAATAAGAATCTTGAAGTTCTTTTTGCGCCTAGTTTTTCTGGCGATGGTTCGCTTCTTGTCAACATAAAAGCAGATAGTGCTGATCATGCACGAGTCAGTAAGTTTCAAGAAGTAGCACAGACAGTAGGCGTCGGTACGTATTATCCAACAATGGTTGGCATATTAACTGGCGAAGATAGTGTAAATACAAACGTAAATGTGAATTACAATACCGACACTGAAGTATTTTCTGCGCCTTTCTTTTCAGGTGATGGTTCATTACTTACTAACATCACTGCCACTTCAACGGTAACAGAAGCAACTAAAATATACACGAAACAGGCAACATTGTCAAGTCTTCATTATCTCACGATGGTTGAAACCACAGGTGCGGGTGCGACAGTAGATAGTGCGTTAACAGATAACAATCTTTTGTATGATCCTATCAATGCGATCATTCAAGATCCAGGTGGTACGTTATTTGGTGCAATGGGTGTTACTTACGCTCAACAGACCACTGCTAAGACTGCCGTTGGTGTTAACTACTTGATGATGAGATCCTCTACAACCGGTCAAGATAGTGTAAGCACTATAACCGATTTGACTTATAACACGACCGACGATGGTGGTACGTTATTTGCGCCACAATTCTCAGGTGGTGGTGCTGATCTGACAGACGTAGACGCAGTAACAGCAACAACAGCAACGAACGTTGAGATAAATGCCGATACTGCCAACTCAATAAACTATCTCATGTTTAGTGGTAGTACTGCGGGTGGTAATGGTGCAAAAGTTAACACAAACATCCGAGTGAATCCAGGATTAGACGCGATGCATCTGTCTGCTTCAAGCAGTAGGCTGTTAATAGGTGCAGACTCCGATATAAGTATGTCGGTAGACACGGGTGTACAGTATTCGTTTAATGTCACGAACAATGGTTCAACTGATTATGTTTTGTCTGATCCAGGCAATGTCTGGTTCCCTACAAGCGAAAACGATCCTGTAATTTATTTGAGGCGAGGTGATACATATAGATTTGATCACAATCACGCAGGACATCCATTTCAAATTAGAGTTAGTAATGGCGGTGCGGCTTACACTACAGGCGTTTCGGTAATATCAGGTAACACTGAAACTGGTATCACGCAGTTTAAAGTTCCAATGAGTGCACCGGCTACTTTGTATTATCAATGTACTGCACATGCCGGTATGGGTAACACCATTAATATAGTATAAATTATGTCTCACGATAGATTTGTTAATAAACGAAGACGCTCTCTCAATCTGAGAGAGCCGGCTGTGGGCAATATATTGCCTGAGCATTTTGCGAGTCTGTATCCTAAATTTATTACTCTGTTAAAGAAGTATTATGAGTTTCAAGATCAGAACGAGTCTACAGAATTGCTCAATCACTTGTTTGCAACTCGTGATATTAATGAAACTGACATCACTCTCCTCACGTATATTGAGGACGAATTACTACTAGGCGAATCATACTTTCAGAAGTTTGGCTCAAACGAGACTGAACTCCGAGCGGCAGCAAACTTCTCCAACACATTGTTTAGAGCAAAAGGTAGTAAGTTTGCGATAGAATGGTTTTTTAGATCTTTCTATGGTGAAGACGTTGAAGTATTGTATCCAAAAGAAAATGTCTTTAAAATAGGTGAAACAGATTCGCAAATAGGTGCTGACTCTCTCAAGTATATCACAGATGACAAGTTATATCAAACGTTTGCGCTTCTGATTCGTGTGGGTGTTCCTATTGCGAAATGGCGAGAAACGTTTAAACTGTTTGTTCATCCTGCAGGAATGTATCTTGGTGGTGAGGTGTTCATTGTTGATGATGTTGCGGTTGATATTCAAGCACTCAATGATGCATTACTCACATATAATACGCCCGTTTATTCAGCCGCAGTAAATGCGACGACACAAAACGAAGGCACTGATTTTGTTTTTACCATTACAGGAACAAACGTGCCTGATGGTATAGACGCACTCTATTGGTATGGAGTACACGGCACAACAGATGATGCTGACTTTGGTATTAACTCGTATGATCAGACAACTGGTTTGCCTGATGCAAATAACAAACAATACTTTGAGATCAATGGATCAAATGGTACGTTTACAGTGGTTACTGTCATTGATGCCGAGACAGCGATAGCCGAAGGTGATGAGACGTTTACAGTCTACATTGAAGACGGTGACGGTCGTGCTATTGACAACTTCCCTCTCACGATAACGGATCTTATTCCTTCATATACTATATCAACTAATGCGTCTGACACTACGGTTTTAGCGGGTGATACTTCTGACGAAGGTGACAATGTAACATTTACCATTAACGGAACAAATGTGCCCAATGCTGGCAGTGCTGTTCTTAAATGGTATGTTGATTTTGGAGCGAGTACAACCGATCAAACAAACTTTGAAACGACAATACCAACATCACCTGGCACAGCACAAGATGTTACGATAACAGGCAGTACAGGTTCGTTCCAGATAAAAAGCCGAGTAGATGGTGATTCTCAGTTAAACAGCAACTATGTTGTCAAACTTCTGAATGAGAACAACATTGAAAAAGTTTCTCGTGTTCAGTATCTTACACAGGTAGTACCCACACTTACCGTAGCACCAGGTGCGACAGTGATTGAGGGTAACAACTTAGAGATTACAATCACCTCAGGCGGTTATAATGTAGGCAAAGATATTGATTATGCGATTACAGGTGCCATGGCATCTGACGGTCGTATTGCAAACGATGATCTTACAGGCTCAGTCACAATGATATCTGACGGTGGGAGTGGATCAACGGCTGTTGCTTCTATTCCTGTTAGCGCAACGGACACTTACGAAAGCCCTACTGCGGGTACGTTTACTGCAACAGATAATAATTTAGACGCTGGTTTTGAAATTTCAGACGATGACACATTCACTGTTAACGATGGACCACCCGCCTACACGATTACCGGCAGTCCTGCCGTAGGGCAAGATGGTGGCTCCGTGACTTATACCGTGGGTGGTCAAAATATTCCTGACGGGACAGTTTACTTTTATATCAATGATATTGACACAGATGACGCTGACTGGGTAGGTACTCCGCCCAGAAATGGTAGCAGACTCGCAGTCACAGTATCAGGTGGTACTGGAACTGTAACGAATCCAACTGCTTATACTGCCGACGGTGATACTGCGGATAACTTCTATCAGATATTTGTATATGATCAAGCCACAGGCGGCACTGAATTAGCAGAAGGTAATAGAATTATTGCGGGAACAAGTAACACGGTTACTATAACTCCAAGTGATTTGGCACCCGAAGAAGGCGATACGATCACAGTAGATGTAACTCTGGGTGGAAGTTATCAAGACACAGGAAGTGGTGGTGTTTACAAGTATTGGATTGCTGGCACTAATGTCACGTCTTCAGACTTTGACTCGGGATACTCAAACGTTTCGGCACCCGTAGACTTGACAATCACCAGCAGTGCCGGACAAGTATCTCTTGCTATTGCAAATGATTTTAAAACAGAAGGCTCAGAAACCTTTACTGTTGTGGTAGGAGAAGAGACAGCACCAGGATCAGGTGTGTTTGCAATTATTGGTGAAAGCGCGGGTGTTGTAGTAAGTGATACGAGCAAACCTACTTACACTCTCACTGTTCCTTCTAGCATTGATGAAACGGCTAACTTTTCTGCGCAAGTGAATTGTATTCAAGGCACAGAAGCCGAACAACTTTTCATAGAGATAACTGGAACAGGTGCGAGTCAGTACACCACAACTCAACAAGATAGTCCTGGTACGACAGCGGGCAGTTTTAAGATCTTTGATTTTGTGACCAATGGTGATAACGCTACAATTGACGCCGATCGGACAATTACAACCACTGTCCGAAGAGGATCACATACTGGCACTGTTCTTGCAGGACCATCTAATACTACTCTGACTGATCCGCAAGTCTTTACATTAAGTGCGAGTGACACTACACCAGATGAAGCCACCACTGTAACGTTTACTGTGACTGGACCTGACGGCACTTACTATTACAGACCTCAGGGTTTTGAGCCCGTAGAACTTGATACTACAAACGGCAGTACGATTCTGACCACAACAAATGCCACTCAAGCATACTCTACACTGGCAACAGGGCATACACAAAGAACTTCTGGTATCAATGGAGTTATCAACAATATTAGTACGCTCTCTTTAACCATGTCAGGAACATCTACAGGCACTCAGAGCAATATTCTTCCTGTATTTGCTTCGGTAGCAAATTATGCATACTTTGATGGTGCAAATGGACCTACAGGTACGGTGGTCATTTCAGGTGGCACAGGAACCTTTGATGTAGATATTACTACGAGCGCCGTTCAGGAAAACAAAGCGTTTATTTACGAACTGCATGATGTTCAGGAGAATGTATCCTCCACTGTGTTGGCGTCTGAGACGATTACCATTCAGAATGTCGCAGGTAATGGCACATTAGGATATACTGCGTTATTAAGTTACACTAATGAGGCGTATGAACAAATATATGATACTTTTTCTCCCGTTGTTGCCACTGCTAATGTTAGATTTGATGATGATGGTGGTATATACGCTCGCGGCAGAGATTCTTTCAATACTGGGCGGACACCGGACACGAATACGTTTACTAAGGTAGGCACTTGGATATCAGGAGGCACTTCGCCCTATACAGGTTACAAACTTATTGCGACTCAAGGCACCGCGAATACTCAAGGCGCTACTGTAAGTGGATCTTTTGGTACTCCACTGGACATTGGCAACAATACTCCAGAATTTTTCTTGTCTTTTTCTCTAGGTAATTATGGTAGTGTCAACAGAGATTTAGAAATTGATTTTCAAATCTATGAAGCGGCGGCACCAGGCAACACCATTACAATTAATTGGGATCTAATTGTCGTCGCGACTCTGGACTCAATAGGCGGCAATTAATGGCTAATATTGGCGGAGTGTTATGGGAGTTTTCTGAGTGGGACAGCGATCATCATTTTACTGCCCGAACTGAATTCAAGGGTTGGCTAGAAAAACCTGTGCCAGGCACAGGCTCTTCGCCAGAAATGCCAGAAACTTGGGACATAGATATCCTTTATCATTACAAATATCAAAATACTGACGTGTTTCAGTCGCCTGCTTACAATGAACTAGGTAATATAGACTCCGCACAGACATTAGCAAACATAATTGAAACCATAGACTATAATAATCATTGTCGGTGGTTAAACACAGGCCTCTATGATGTTCCTGTTAATGAACAACAAATCACTCCAGATATTGGTCTTGTGAAAACTGTACGTGATAATATGTATTATCAAGGTCAACTTCAGAGAGTAGATATTGGTCCTCGAGATTCGGCCGCAAAGCCATACATTGATGAAGTCATAAGTATATTTCCTGAGTATGATAGTGATTTTTTTCTTGCCCGAGAAAGTAATTTTATGGGTATTGCACAAGGATACAGACAACCATACACAGGAAGACACGTTAGTTGGTACAATTTTTCTGAATTAGATAGTGTTACTGCCGCTTATTTTCCTGATTCTGCATCTCAAGTCTTGAATTTTTCCAACACAGAATCTATTTCAGATCATTACGGTCTTAAATTTAATCTAGATGATGGCACAAAAATACTTAAAGCCGCCACTATTAACAGTGGCGGAATAATACCTGAGTTACCTGAAAATGCTCACGTAACGCACATAAGTAGATCATGGGATGTGAATGGAGAATTACCTCAAGCAGACGCTTACTTCATATCTTACACTGAGCAACCTGTTCGTGATTTTTGTGAGAAACATGGATTTATATGGCCAGTTCCGTCAGATATAACCGCAAAACCATGGTTATTTTCTGCTTTATATGACAGAACTGATTCTGATTTACCAGTGCTTGGAATAAAAGCCTACATTTCTAAGAAGAACCTATGATAAATATAGATACAAAAGACATTGATGATAGATTCTGGAAACAAATAGCGGAAGACCAAAGAATCTATAAAAGGAATCGCAATGACCGACAAAGAAAACCCGAACATCAAGAACGACTACGAAACGAGTCGGGACACTTATCTGGAACTGATAGAAGGCGGTAAACGCGGTCTTGATTTGATGATTGAGGTGGCTCGTGAAAGCGAACATCCCAGGGCATTTGAAGTATTATCGGGCATGATTAAAAACGTTGCCGATGTTACTGACAAATTAATGGATCTAAACAAAAAACACAAAGATATTACCCACGTACCTATCAAAGAACAAAGGCAGGTAACAAACAATAATGTGTTTCTAGGAAGCACAACTGATCTACAACGATTTTTGCAGAATGAAGAGAAGGTGATTGAGAGTGAACCAGCAGACCCTAAAGATGTCCAATGACACCTATCAATATAACCACCTTGTAAAAAAAGACGGTGTAGTTCAAGAATGGACACAGGAGCAAGTTCTTGAATATAAAAAGTGTATGGGAAATCCTGCATATTTTGCAGAGACTTACGTTAAAATTATTTCATTGGATAGGGGCTTGGTCCCTTTTAATCTTTACCCTTATCAAGAACGCATGTTCAATCATTTTAACGAAAACAGGTTTAATATTGTTCTTGCTTGCCGACAATCTGGTAAGTCTATCTCATCGGTCGCCTATCTTCTCTGGTATGCCATTTTCAATCCAGAAAAAACAATTGCAGTCTTGGCTAACAAAGGTTCCACTTCAAGAGAAATGCTTGGACGTATCACGCTTATGCTTGAGAACTTGCCATTCTTTTTACAACCTGGTTGTAAGACTCTTAATAAGGGTTCTATCGATTTTTCTAATAACTCTAGGATTGTGGCTGCTTCTACTAGTGGGAGTTCTATTCGGGGTATGTCTGTTAATCTCCTCTATCTCGATGAGTTTGCTTTTGTTGAGCGAGCATCAGAATTCTACACTTCCACCTATCCTGTTGTCTCTGCCGGAAAAGACACGAAAGTTATCATTACATCTACAGCAAACGGTATCGGAAATATATTCCATAAAATATGGGAAGGTGCGAACCAAGGTGTAAATGATTTTATTCCATTTAGAGTGGATTGGTGGGACGTGCCAGGACGTGATGAAGAATGGAAGAATCAAACGATTGCCAACACTAGTATTCTTCAATTTGACCAAGAATTTGGCAACACGTTTTTCGGTACAGGCGACACACTGATAAGTGCCGACACCTTAATGAAACTTCGTGCCATTAATCCGATCACACATTTAGAAGGTGGCGATCTTCTTGTATATGAAGAAACGCAACCAGATCACGATTACATCATGTGTGTTGATGTAAGCAAGGGAAGAGGACAGGACTATTCTACATTCAATATCATCGACATTAGCACAAGGCCTTTTAGACAAGTGGCTGTGTATCGCTGTAACACTATCTCGCCCCTGCTCTTTCCTAATATTATCTATAAGTATGCGAAAGTCTACAATGAGGCATATGTCGTAATTGAGTCAAATGATCAAGGCACATTGGTATGTAATGGTCTTTATTTGGATCTAGAATATGAAAACATGCACGTTGAATCTGTGTCCAAAAACAAGATGGGTATTGAGATCAACAGAAAGACAAAGCGATTAGGTTGTTCAGGTATTAAAGATCTTCTTGAAGAAGCCAAACTAGAAATTGTGGACGAAAACACTATACTTGAAATATCTACATTTTGTGCCAAAGGTCAATCGTATGAAGCCAGTGATGGCAACCATGACGATCTCATGATGAACCTCGTGATGTTTGGATACTTTACGACAGACAGTCGCTTTAATGATCTGACTGACATTAACATGAAACAGATGTTGTTCCAGCAAAGGATGGATACAATTGAGGCAGATCTAGTGCCGTTTGGTTTTCATGATAACAATGATGAATATATTGACATGCTGGAAGATCAAGATAATATGAAAGACAAGAATTGGTCAATACCTTGGGACCACGATCTACAAGATCCATGGTAAATCAGTGGCATAATTTTAAGATTGATAAGATTTTATCGGACGCGGAAATGCAGTGTCTTTGGGATCTGTATAACAAATCTAGGCACGAATACATAGACCAATTCTATAATCTTTTCAATCTACACCGATACAATCCAAGAAGCGAAGACTTTAAAAAGTGTCCCGCAATCAAGCATTTAGATAACTACGCCGCAACGCGAGGTTTAAAAAACTATTCACATTATTTTCTGAAGTATGTTCCGTATTCATTTACCCGACTTCATGAAGACAACAGCGACTTGGTTGAGAAAACAATCATTACGTTTCTGGAATCGTCTGAAGACTTGGTTGGTGGTGACACTCTGGTCTATGATAGACACTATAATTTACCACAAGAAGGGTTAAGAAAAGGTCCTCACAATCATAAAAAGGATATAGTTCCTGTTGTGGCGCCTTCTCTAAATGGTAGCAGTCTAGTTTATAATCATGACGTACTTCATGGGGTTAGTCAAGTTCGCCAAGGGCATCGGATCGTCCTTGTCAGTTGGTATGTTAAGAACTCATAGTATATAAATAAATCTATTGAGATATTTACCGTATTATGACATCTTATTCATGTTAACGAAAAAAGGACACGACTATGGCATTTTCACCATCTGAGTCTCCCGCTGTCACAATCAGAGAAGTAGATCTATCAGGTATTGTTCCTGCGGTGACTTCCTCTACTGGTGCGATGGTTGCAGACCTCAACTGGGGACCTGGCGATCAACCAATTCTTGTTGGTAACGAAGCAGAATTGATTGCTAACTTTGGTTCTCCCACGTTAGTTGTAGACAGTAACAATATAGATTTTCTGTCTGCCGCTAGTTTCTTAAAATACTCTGGATCTCTGTATGTTTCAAGGGCACTTGACACGGCTGATTTAAATGCTGTAGACTCTGCCTCAGGTGTCGCTGGCACGCTAGTCAGTAACGCGGCAGATTGGGAAGCAGACAAGAGCAGTTACATTCTTGGCGCCGCAGGCACTCCTGCCGAAAAGCGTTTCATCGCAAAATATCCTGGCGAAGCAGGAAACTCATTGTCAGTTTCTATCTGCCCATGGTCAGGTCTTGCTGGCGATGGCGGTAAAGCGGCGGCGGCTGACAGTGCATTCACTAACTGGACATATGTAAGCCAGTTTGATGAAGCACCCGGAACATCATCTTTTGTAGCGGCACGTAGCGCAGACGGTGCAGACGCACACGACGAAGCACACGTTGTTGTTGTAGATGAAGACGGTGCTTTCACAGGTACTCCTGGTACAGTACTAGAGACTTTCCCTCACGTTTCTTACGCAACAGATGCGAAGACTGCCGACGGTAGTAACAA